GAACGCAGGACAGTACGAAGCTGCTCTGCAATTCGCAGAGCAGTACGAAGCCGTGAACAGTGGCGGAATGGTGCAGCGGTTCCACACGCACCGCACGACGGGCGAGGACACGGTCGCTTCCCATTCCTGGGGCGTGGCCGTGATCGTCGACATCCTCTGCAATGGCAAAGCGCCGGCCGACTTGCTCCGCGCTGCGCTATATCACGACATCGCTGAGTTCAAGTACGGCGACATTCCCAGTCCAGCCAAGCGGCTTATGAACAGTGAGGCGCTGCGGAAGATGGAGGATGTGTACATGCGCGAGCACAGCATGTTCGTCCAACTAGGAACCGTGGACCGCTGCATTCTCAAGATCGCTGACATCCTGGATGGCATGCGCTTTGTGTGCAACGAGTCGCTCATGGGCAATCGCACGCTCGTGCCGATCTGGAACACGTACCGCGAATACTTGGTGTCGAAGCTCTCGGAGCTGGTCACACTTGGCGAGCACGATACGTTCGCCGCTTATACAACCGAAAACGTGGGACGCTTCATCGGCGTCCTCCAAGCCAAGATGGAGCAAGCCAATGCAATCAGCAAATGAAAAGCAAGTCGGCGGTACGCATTACGCCGGCAAGACGCAGCACTGGGATTACGTGGCGCGCGCGCTGCGCGGTCGGTACTTCGAAGGCAACATCACGAAGTATGTGGCGCGTCACCGCAAGAAGAACGGTCTGCAAGACCTGGAGAAAGCGCTGCACTACCTTGACAAGCTGACGGAGATGTTCCTGAACGGAACCGTCCGCCCACCACGCGAGTCCGGCGAAGTGATGTATCCCGAAGGCGTCAGCGCGTTCGTGGAGGACAGCGGACTGGAGTACTGGGAAGCGCAGGTGATGCTCAGGGCAGCGCTTTGGAATAGCGCGGTTGACCTCGGCGAACTGAAGGGCATCATCACCGTGCTCAAGACGCGATTCGAGAATAGCCGTCTAGACGTCCAAACGCAGAACGACGGTTCCGACGGTGTTGGACAAGGTCAGCCGGCGCTCGGGCTGCTGGATAGTTTGAAGACCGCCTAGCGAACCTTAACGGCAGTTAAACGGCGCGCAGAAAGTGCTTGCGTTCTTCGACCATCGGCGTAGAGTTCGTTTCCACGGGGCGGCACACGGTCGCCTCTTCAACCCAACTGAGGAGTGAAGAACATGGCTACCGAATCCAAGTCCAAGAAGGCCGCTGCGAACGAAGCCGCCACCAACAAGGCCAGCCTGAAGACCGGCACCAAGCTCGGCACCGGCACCAAGGTCAGCAAGGGCGCTCCCGCCAAGCCCGCGAGCAAGCCGGCCAAGGCTCCGAAGGAGAAGGCTCCGAAGGCGGAAGGTGAAGGCGGTCGTCGCGGTCGTGCTCCGGCGTGGCCGCTGGATGCCAAGATCAAGGTTCTGGTCGAGAACCCGAAGCGCGCCGGTACCGCCAGCCACGACCGCTTCGCCCTGTACGGCAAGGGCACCACGGTCGGCGCGTTCCTGGAAGCGGGCGGCACGTCCGGCGACCTGCACTGGGACAGCGAGCACGAGTACATCTCGATCGGCTGATTTGCTCACTGGCAGTGGGCACCTTTGGAACCCGGCTTCGGCCGGGTTTCTTTTTGCCTGCGCGTGACCACCTGTACGGTCTTGCAGCAGCGCCGCCCAGCTACCGCGCCAGCAGCCCGGCAACGTGCCAGCCGAGCCGCCACGCGCTCCAGGCGCAGCCGTAGGCCACAACGCCAGCCAATTTGCCGGCAGCAAGCCGCTCAGACGGCGCTAGGCGGGGCGCGCAGCACCTTGGCAGTACGTAGGCAGCGACCTAGCGGCTGCACGCGCCCTGCACGGCTGTTAGCGTGCCATTGCGCAATGGCATGGTTACGCTGTACACTGGGCGCGGGTGAATGCACCATGATTGAGGAGCGAAGTATCATGTCCAAGAACGCCAACGTGCTGAAGGCAATAAAGCTGACGACCATTGACATCAACCTTGGACGTCAGCCGCTGGAAGAAGCTCGGCAGCAGCTTTATCTTGCAAATCGGGAACTCCAAGAACTGTGCGCCGTGGAAGCCAGCTATCCGCCGGAGATCCGCGAGGAGAAGATCCAGCGTATGCTCAACCATTTCGCCATTGCAAAGCACTGCATAGACTACGTGGAGGAACGTTACCGTGATGCGCTTGCTTGACTTAGAAGCTCTCGGGTTGGAGGAGAGGGAAGTTCTCATGGCGCTGGCGATAGGCAAGCAACGTGCCCAAGCCCGCGCCGTGGAACTCCAGCACTGCCGCACATGCGGCGACAATGCTCAGCGGTACTTCAAGGCCGCTGAGGTCCTGGGAAAACTGATCAACACCATGATGGAGGATGCAACATGAAGGGTGAATTCGCTGCGAACGTCGCGCTGCGGCAGACTGCCACCGCCCAGCGCACAAGGACAAAGAACGACGCCTACTGTGAAAACGCTCGGCGCGTGCTGGCTGACCTGGAAGCGCGCAAGCGGCTGCGCCGTCAGGTGGTGATTGGGCTGGCACTGACGAACGCCGCGCTGCTCGCCTACGACGCGCTCCTGCTGCTAGGAGCGGTGAAGTGAGCCGGGCGTGGTTGGTGGGCGCGCTGCTAGTGATTGCGCTAGGCGTGATGACGTTGCCGGATGACGGCGTGGTGCAGGACGCGAAGGAGTACTGCCGGAATGTTCACGCCCAGCGCTGGCCGGACTTTCATCACGTGTACGCTCAGCAGTGCAAGCCGGACGGAACTGTGAACATGAGTTACGTCTACGGCAGGTGACAAGCGATGTGCAGTAGCTGAAAGGCCGGCTTCCATGCCGGCCTTTCTTTTGTCAGTAGTTCCAAGAATATGGAAATGGCTTGTATGGACCCGTTGGACGTTTGAAATTTCCTGTATATCTTGCAAGTCCAAGAGTAAAGCGCACATCAGCATAATGTCCGTACAATGCCTCGCCACTGTTCGGATTGGCCGCGAGCGTATAGTAATTGTAGGCGATGTTATACGCGCTCGAGCCATAGCTCCCCTGCGCATATAAGTATCCATCGATAAAGACTGACCAGACTAGCCCAGAACGTTGAATGGCAATATGATACCAGTTGTGCGGAACTAGCTCATAGATATTCGGCATATTAGCCGACGCAATAAATGAAATGTATGCGCCACCTGCACAGCCCTGTAATCCGACATGTCCTGGCTGTTGAGTTCCCGTGTTGTAGAAGTACAAGCCTCCGGCAACTGCGCCATTCTGAGTATCAGGGCCAATTTGGAAGATACGCCCATAACTACTAGATGTGAGCGAATACGGCCGAAACCAGAAATCAATGGTGAAGTCTTGAGTGCCGATAGCAACGCCAGAAGCAAGCGTGCATTTCGCGTAATTGCCGTTTCCGTAGAGCGATGTCTTTCCCCACTTCGGCAAAGCAGGCGTGATCATTGTTGCACCAGCAGTGGACCACACTACACCAGCTACCTCATCAACTGGAGTTGATAACGGAGCGCCTTGGAAATGACAGAGTGAAACGACTTGACTATAGTACGGATCATCAACCGGCGCACTGCTAGTTCCGAACGAAAGTCCGGCACCATTGGCAGGCCACGCAGTTCCGTCCCATACGTAGATAAGTCCATCTGCATCATTCACATAGGCGTCGCCCGCAGTATTGCCGCTGCTGGGAAGGTTGGCATAGGTGGCAACGCGGCCTTTCAGCGCTACCGCTCCGAGTGTGCTGCTGATGATCGGCTTGGCGGGGTTGGTGTTGTCGATGTTGATATTCGTGCCCGCCTGCGGCTGCGAGCCTGCCAGCTTATAGACGTGCTTGCCAGCAGTAGCGTCCCACACAAGCGAATAGCCGTCAGCCTTGGCCGTATTGTCAACGTCTCCCAGCATAGACATCCACAACCCGCTCTCAAGATACTTGAGCGCGTTCCAAGCAGTGCTGCCGTCACCGATCTTCAGTTTGCGCGTGTCGGTTTCCAGTCCGAACTCCCCCGACAGCAAGATCGTATTCGCAGCAGTGAAGTTCGCGGCCGTGTCGCGCTTGACGACGAAGCGATAGTAGGTTGTATCAGCCATTTGCGCTTCCCCCGTCAATGATCGGTGTATTGTCTACCGGCGTGTACTGTGTAGCCGTGATGGTGTTGGTGGGCGTGCCACTGGGCGGCGTGTATGCAAACAGAATTGAATACTTGTAGGTGCTCGCGCCATTGTCATCCACTGTCCACAATTCCATTGTGACGTTGCCGGTGTAGTTCAGCGTCACGTTAGCAGTCGGCGGTCCGATATTCGACTGTGTCACAAGGACTGCGCCCGTGCTGTCCTTGAACTGGAGCGTGTAGCGCGTATTCACGGCCGGCGTGATGCTGTCATCGGTAAAGCCTATTGGCACGCCGCTCGTCTGCTGCTGACGGTTGCGGTGCGCCCATGTGACCGTGAATGTGCCGCTCACCGTGGCGGGGAAGTATGCACCTGCGATCTTCACTTGGCCCGGCGGATACGGCTTGACGGCACGCCCTGCCAGCAGCACGCTATCAGCCGGCGCGGAGGCTAGGTCGAGCGTTCCGCCCGTGGCAACCGTACAGAGCTTGGCGTTGATAGTTTCGCCGGCTGCATAGTCCACATTATCCGAGTCCAGATAGTCCATCACGCCCAGCACTGCCGTCCCTGCCGTGTGCAGCGCTGGAAGGGTGTCAAGCACGCCGCGCTTGACCGTGGTGAATGTATCGGTGCCGTTGAATGTACCGCTCACGAACTCATCGTCCACGAGCCAGATGTGATTATCTTCGACTTCGTCCAGATCTTCGTAACTGGTGAGCTGGAATGTGTCACTGCCAGTAACACCCGGCAGCGGTAGATCGGCCACGAGGACGCCATAAGGACAGAAGTCCGCGATGCCGACCTTGGCGTAGCCGCTGCCTGGATCAATATACAAATCCGCAGACAAGCCGTTCGCTGGACGCGCAGCAGCAACGCCGAACACTGCGGTTTCCGGATTGCTGGCAAGTTGATTGTCCACATTTGTTTGACCTTCCCCACGAACGAGGAAGTAGTACGGGATTTCCATGGGCGCACGCACCGCAACCGCGACAGGAGACTCCCCGCCAGTTGACGGCGGCGCAGGCGGAGGAATGGGGACGGAGTTGTTCAGCGCGAACTTGTCCTCCACGAACGACATTTTGATAGCTTTGGTGGTGCCGTCGCCGAACGTGATTTCAGTCACGCGCACGACGGTCTCGTTCATGTTGTGCAACGGCATCGTTAGCTTGCATACACTACCACGATGCAAGACCTTGGTCTCCGCATTGTAGACCAGATAGATCGTGCCGCTCGCCAACGGCTGTCCCTGCGTAAGCAAATCACGCTGAGCTACGCGCGCAGCAAGCGACGGATTGCAGATCATATCGTACGTTGTCTGCTGCGTCTGCGTGACGCCCTGCTGGAGCAACAGAGCCGGGTTTGGGACGGTGATGGTTGGGCTGGTGCCGTCGATGGACGTGGCGTAGGTGATCTGTACCGTGTTGATCAGATCCATGAACGCGGGACGCGCAAACGAATCCACTGAAGTGATTTCACTGTCCATGCTGAATACCGGCAACGTGGATGCGTCGTAGTCAGCGCGAATAAGCTGGATTGTCCACTTCAACGTGCTGCGGTCAACATAGATACAGCAATCAACATGATCCTCGAATTTCTGCATTACGTCGTCAAGACTGGTGTTGGGGTCGTCCCACATATACGACAAACCGAATTGCTCGGTGTACAACTCGTCGGCCACCGCCTGGAAGTTGGTGTCGTCTACATCAGTGCTTTCGTCATACCCGTAACCCCATTCATTGTTCACGAGACATTCGCGAATCATATGCGCAGGATTCATATCGTAAGTGTCTTGATTCTGTGGCTTCAGACGCCACGAAAACCAGAACCACACGTTCGGCCCAGTATTTGCATCGTCTATGCCCTTCACTGCGATGGCATTGGAGCCCTTTACGAAGTTCGCTTTGGGGATGGTCGTGGTATAGAAATGTCCGTATGTTCCGTAATCGTTGATCACCTGTACGCCATTAACCCAAACCGTGATGCCGTTGTCTACCCAAGCCTCAAATACGAAATCATTATCCAAATTTTCGATGTCGATGTTCGTGCGCAGCCAGCAGCCGATCGCCTGCGGTGTGACGGTCGAAGGCGTGGGGTTGAACCCATACGGGATGACGGACGGATCGTAGGAACTGCCGAATGGCGACGTACCGACTTGCCACGCACTGTCGTCGAAGCTGGGGGAGGAATAATCGGTGCTGTCACTGCGGCTGACGATCAGGTAACGCCACTGCACGCCGCTGTCATTGATGACATATGCGCCGTTGAAGATAGCGGCCTTGGTGTCGTACCATTGCGTATCGCCATCATCGTCGATATGAATACGCTCGGCCGTGATGCTCCACTGTTTCAAGTAGGGGCTGTTCCCCAGATACACGCCCTGCGACACCAGCCCGCTGACGCCAATACTGGCCGGAATAGCCGCACCGAGCTTGCTTTGTAGATAGCTGTTCGGCGTCTGACCGTCGATACCTTGCTGGAACGCGACATTGCCCACGACGCCACCTTCGGGGTCGCTGCCAGAACTCCCGCCGAACAAGTTGGGCGCGTTGATCGGAATGATGCCGCTGCCCTGCTGCGTACCAGACCATGCAAGGTTCTGGTCGCAGTAAATACGCAGAATCTTGTCGATGATCTTCGCAAGGATCATCTGGAAGCCGGCGCTATACTTGTAGCCGACGGTCGTCTTGCTTGATTTACCGCCCATGTTTACACTCCTCAACGAGCTTTAGCGCCATTGCGTCGCCGGTTGCAGCCAGCTTGTCGGACTCAATTCCGTTAATGCGGAAGTCGTCCCAGTCAAGTCCATGCTGCTCAAAGAAATCTTTCGTTCCTTTGCGACACATCTTGTTCCTACGAATGTCGACCATTGTAATGATCATCATTTCTTGCCCGACTTGCTCTTGATGGCGACAGTCTTCACATCGCCAAAATAGGTGATGTAAGTGGTGCTGATGGTCTTGGTTCCCCACAACACGCCTACTGTCCCGCCTTCATCAGCTATTGTGACATTCTTCTTCAAGTCGCCGGGCGTCGGCGCCTGCGTCTTGGGAGTCTTAAACAGACCAAGTGGATCGAGCCATACTGACCAGTTCATAGCTGTTATCCAGATGTGATTGAAGAACCCGCCATCGGATTCTTTACCGGAATCCACGGAAAACCGCCAAAGCGGTTCAGATTGTTGAACACGCCTTGGCACGTAGACATCTGCTGCGTACATCCTGGAGCGATGTACACCGCAACCGGCCCGGACGCGAACGCTTCGTTCAATACATCCGAGCCGCGAATGATGGTGAATGTATTGCCCAAGCCGGTCACGATGTAGCGATATGTTCCATCGGGCAATATCAGCACGCCCGAAGCATAGTTGCGACCATCCACGCCGCTAATGGTGAGCGTGGTGCCGTCAGCGCTGATGGCAGTGACCGTGACAGCCAGTTTGAAGTCGTCGATGTTCATCTTGCAGCGCGGACCGTACAACGTGTGCCGGCAAGTGCGCTGGAACAGCGGTCGCGCACCGATCTGTCGGTTTGCGCTGAACACGTTTTCGAACGTTACCGTCAATTCTTCATTGTCCGTGTTTTGATCGGACATGCGGCCACGGAAAATGAGATCGTACGTACCGTCCTCATTCTTGGTGGTGAGCTCTAGGCGGATGATGGAGTCGACGCCTGACGAAAGAATATGCTGCGCCATCCACAATCGCAGCGGCATCTTCACATCGATCGTTGACTTGATCGTGTTACTGGTGTCGGACTCCTCACCACGACCCATCACTTGTGGCGCGTAGGTGTTGCCGTTGTAGGTTTCAGCTTCGTTGGACGACGTGTACGCATACGTCGCCGTTCCTTCGGTAAACAGATAGAGTTCTTTGGTGCTCATGCTGCAATCTCCAGAGCCGGGAAGTTGCTGGTGAAGTATCCGGCTTGCTTATGGCCGATGCTCAGCGAATCGGTATCCAAGCGGTTCAGCGCTGCATAGGAAACGCAGAGGATGCGCGACGCGTTGATGTTCAGTGCGCTACCGAGCGTGATCTGTGCCGTACCGTCGCCCAGTGCAGTCGGCGCGCTGTACGGGCGGAGCTGCCACGTGCCGTCGTCCAGGCCAAACGCTACGACGTTGCGCTTGCTTGCCAGTGCAGCCACGAAGTCATCGTCGTAAAACTTGAATGTCGTGGTGATATTGCCGGTGCTGGCTTTGCGCAAGTTCGACTCGAACGTCGGCGCGTAGAATGGGCGGAACTTGCCTGCACGACGGTAAAAGAACTCCTTCAGCGCACGGATATCGCTTGCGCCGCTGCCGTCGGTGGCGTAGTTCTTGGAGTAGCGCTGCGGAATCCACGGCGTGACTTGATAGATGTCACCGACGTCATAATCGCTGGTGTTCTGCTGCTGCGTAAACGTATTGGAGCCGCCCGAGCTATCACCCGCCAAGTACGGATCGGTATAGAGGTCGTATCCGTTGTATTGCGGCGGCACGGTCACGCCCAAGCCAGTCAGCACATTCGTGATCTGGAACGTGAGCTTGGCTTGGCTGTCAAAGCCAGTGGGCGACGTGGTGATGTCCCCCACCACGTAACCGACAAGCATGGGGATGACATACACCACGCCGCTGAGCGTAGTGCCGTTGGTCAGCGTGATGGAGCTGCCAGTGATCGACTGGATTTCCTTCACTTCCCACTTGCAATACGTCTGATACAGCAAGACGGGCGAGCCGGCGCGCAAATCGTGAACCGTAGTGTCCACATTGAATACGGTCTGCGCGTCTGCTACGCCCGTTACTCGCTGCGCTTCCGTCCAGAACGGAATGCCCCAGTTGTTGCGCACCTGAGAAAACGCGATGTTGAACACGCCTTGCGTCATCAGGTATTGCAGCGGATACGTGTATTGGATCGTATGGCGCGGCAGTGCGCGCATCATGTTCCGTTGCTCGTTTTCCGCCGTGTAGGCAGTCAGTACATCCGTGTAGAACTCAAGCGTTTCGGTGCCGTCACTGGGGGCGAACGGAAGGAACGCCAGCGCGCCGAAGTTCGTGGAGTTGAAGATCAGGCTCACTTGTTGGTTCCCCCATTCCGACGAACGTGCGTGACCACGATCTTCTCGCCAGCGGGGCCGGACATGTAGCTTCCGATATCGCGCTGGTCGTCCACCATCAAGAACTTGTAATTGTCCGCCGGCTTGTTGACGACGACCGGCTGATCCTTGCTGTTCGCGTACTTGGCATCATAGGTGCCGTCGTGCATGGCTTCGAGCTGCGGACGATATTTGTTGGTCGTCTGCGCGTTGCTCACCCACTCCTGACCATGCACAAGGCCGGCGACCGCCGTAGTTGCCATGTCGCCGGTATAACCGCCTGTCATGTAACCGGGCGTCGTGCTGCGGATCTTCTGCACCTGCTCGATGCCTGCGATCACCGCTGCCGCTGCCGCAATAGGTGCCAGGATCCAGCCGACCATCGGAATGGCTGCTGCGGACTGGTACGCTGCTGTCGCGCCGGTGTACGTGTTGATCGTCGCCTGCGCGATCGCAGCCGCCTTGCCGATAGCTGCGACCTTCTTGTTGCTGGACGTCTGCAACTGCTCCACCGTGCCGAGAAAGCTCTGCGTCGCGCTCAAGCGTGCAGTCAACGCCATGGAGTTGACACGCGCCGTCATGATGGCGGCGTCAGTGTCGCTGATCTGCTGTTTATTCCGCAGCGCGTCGATCTCCGCATAGTATTGCTTGTACTGATCGAGCTGGACTTCGAGCGCCTTCTGCGTACCTTGGAACAAGTCCGGGTTTTGCTTGATGAGATATTGATCAGCCTGCTCCTTGCTGATGCCGCCATTGCCCGGCCCTTTGGCTTGCAGCTTGTCAAGCACAGTCAGCTCGTCGGAGAACGACTTGGTCTGGTCAATCACCGACTTCTGGATACGCTGATAAATCTGCTGCTGCGCAGTCAGCTTTTCGATTTCAGCGTACTTCTTTTCTTGGTTCTGAATCCACGCATCGTCAACGACCACGCCCTGCTTCAACAACTGCTGAGCGTCGGCCTGCGCCTTGGTGGCGTCGTCCGTTGCTTTGCCGGTTTGCTGGAGCGACTTGATTTGATCGTTGAGCTTGTCCGTCAACGCCTGCGCAGGGTTCAGCGTATCCTTGAGCTGCGCCTGATACTGGGCGAAATAGAAATCGGCTTGGTTCTGCGTCAGGTCGCCCTGCTGAACGGCCTTGTTCAGCAGAGTCTGCGCGTCGTCCAGCTTCTGCATTGCACCGACCGTGGGGTCGATGGTCGAAATCAGTGACTGGAGCTGCTTCTCGTACTCCAGCCACGGCTTGATGAGCTCGTCAGCAGACGGCCCTTTCTTCGGCTTGCCGTTTGCTTCCTCGTTGAGCTGCTCCACCTTGCTCGCATAGCTGCCGCCGCCCGTGGGCAGGCCATTCGCACCGAACTGGACGCCTTGTAGACGCTTGTCGTTCGGATCGAGTAGATAAAGCGTGCGATACTGCTCCGCCAGCTTGGTGAGCTGCTGCTGAAGCTTGATCTGCTTCTGCGTTTTGTCGTTGATGCTGTCGATACCTTCGCCAGCATCCAGAACGGCCTTGCGCTGCTGATTGTACTGCTCGGTCGTCTTGGCTGCGTCCTGCGCCTGGACGACCTTCTGCTGAGCGGCGTACATCTGATTCCAGAGTTTCGTGCCGTAGGCCAGCGCCTCGTTATTCGCAGGATCCTTAAGATCCAGATTCAGTTCCTTGACGCGCGCAGCCCAGTCCATATACGCCTGCTTCGCAGTTTGGAATTGCTGCATATCAGTCGGCGTTGCACCGATGCCCTTTGCCCAATCGACGATGTTCGCAGCTCCGGATTTCCAGCGATCAAGCAACTTTTCCAGCGTGCCCATGCTCGCGTTGAGCTGGTCGATCTTGTCCTTCGTTTCATCAGCGAACGCAGCGGCGATTACCTTGGCAGCACCGTACTTGTCGCCGACGTTCTGCAACTGCTGGGCGTGGTCACGCACATCGAGCGTGAGGAAATGGAACTTGGTGTCCATGTCATCCGCCCATTTGATCGGATCGTCGTACAACTTGTCGAATGACTGCGCGACTTGATCAACACCTTCGCCCGTCAGCCGCATCATGTTCTGCGCAGCTTGCCCCACGGTTCCAAGCGTGTCGCTGGTGCTGCGCCCAGTGCTGATGATAGCTTCCAGCAATTGCGTCGTCTGCGTGGTGTTCTGATTGACCGTCGCCATGGATGCAGCCAGTGTCTGCACCTGAGAATCAGTCACACCGGCATCTTGACCATAGATGATCAATGCGTTGTTCAGCTTGACGCTTGCTTCGTAGCCGCTGATGAACGCAGCAGCCATCGCGATGGTCGCAGCCGTGACAGCAGCAATGCCCAGCCCGATGGGTGTGAACAGTTTCTGCAAGATGCCGAGACGATTGCCCAGCGTGATGGCGCTGCCTTCCAGGCGAGTGAAGTTGCCGCGCGCGATTTCGCCCATCATGATGCCGTATTCACGCGCCACGCCGCCGCTGATGGTTCCGGTTTCCTTGAGCGCCGCGCCGGCCTTGGCTGCGCCAGAAGCAACGTCGTCGTAGACGGCGCGCTTGCCGGCGATACCCGTCATCAGTTTTTCGTAATCGGCCATGCTGATGACGCCCTTGTTCCGCAAGTCAGTCAGCAGAGCTTCGTCAGCAGCGATCTTCTTCAGCGCCGCGTCTTGGGGAGCGTATGCGCTGGTGAGCTTCTGGATCGCCGCCTGTTCCTTGGTGATGGAGCCGCTGACCTTGCTGAGCTGGCTGTCCAACTGCCCGATCATCTTTTCGTACTGGCTTGCGTTGAGCGTGCCGTTGGCGTAGGCGGCGACCACTTGGCCTTCCAGGTCGCGCCACTGCTCCATCGTTTTGATGTTCCCGCCCATTGCATCTTCCAGCGCTTCGAGCTGGAGCATCTGGCGGGTTTGGGCCGCCGCAGCCGCCGCGTAGCCGCTGGCCGACGCCTGCTGAGCTGTAGCGTTGCTGGCCGCAGCCGCAGCCGCCCCCTCTAGGGCAGTAGCCTGCGCCTTGGCGGCGGTCGCTGCGGCGTCGCTCGCGGCCGTCTGGGCGGTGCTGGCAGCGACCATGTCCTTAATGCGTGCCACGGCCTGCGCTTCGCTCTCGCTAAGCTGGTCGACGGCCTTGGCGTTGTCCTGCGCGGTCTTGGTGGCCGACTGCTGCGCCTGCACGACCTTACTGACCGCGCTGACTTGGCCGGACATGGTCTGGTTGAGCTTGTCGATGCTGGTGTTCAGTCCGTTCATGGACTGGTTCACCTGCGCCAGGATGCGCATGAGCGCAGTTTGCGAATCGCCAGCTTTGTCGCTGGCGTCGGCAACTGCGTTGATGTTCGCGGCCACCGCTCGCGAACCGTCCTCTTGGACGATGATGTTTACAGTCTCATCCATTGTTCTGTGCCTCTGGCGGTTTGATGAGGCTGACGGTCTTCACCGCAGCGATGCCGTTGAGAATAGCCGTCTGAACGAAGCCTTCCGGCGCTTGCGTGGAATGGCCTTCGTTCAGCGGGATGATGTACGGGAGATTGTTCGTGATGTAGATGATGCCGCCTTGGAAGTTTTTCGTCGCTTCCAAGGCGGCTGTCAGTGCGAACTCCGTAGCCGCTGCTCCGTTCGCAGCTACGCCAGCCGACAAAGTTGCTTCGCCGGCCTTGGTGCGCTTATTGACGACTGGACTGCTGAATGTCGTTACTTCGCCTTGTGGGGCGGCACCGATGGCGACTTGCCAGTTGGACCGGGCGCGGCCCGTATCAACTGGTGTCGCCAAGACGAGCGATTGGTCAATCGCGAGAGCAACCTTCCGAACAAGCTGCGGCGCATTGACCGTGACGTTCTTCGCCACGACTCGCAACTGCGCCGCCACTTGCTTGAAGGTTGCCATCACTTCTCTCCTTTCGCTTTTGCGGCTGCTGCCGCTTCGTCATGTTTCTTCTTGTTCCTTGCCGCCGTATGTTCCAAGTACACTTCATCCATCTTACCGATAAAGTAGAACATATCCTCTCGCTGCTCGTCTTCGATTCCGTTGTATTTGCAGTACTCGTGAACCGTCAACCAGTTGATCGGTCCGATGGAGCCGTACCCAAGTTCACGGCAGGTAGTCAGCTCCCAGAACGCGATATAAAACAGATCAAGTCCAGCGAAAAGCGAAGGTGCATCGGCGATCTTCTTTGGGATTGGCATCCTGTTCCGTATCGCTTGGTCCAGGATGCCTTTCTCATAGGGTTCTTGCTCCAATCCGTAGAGCAGAACCCCCGTCAGTTTTTTGCGTCGGCGCTGCGCACTTCGTCGCGATAGACTGCGGCGGTGGTGGAGACGGTCACCACTTCGTTGAACACTTCATCGCTCGCCTTGAACAAGTCGATGCAATTGTCCACCGTGAACGGCAGTTCCGTTTCGTCGTCCGGACCGAGGACGCCTTCCCAACCCACCACGACGGTCTCGGCGTACAGACGGCGCATGATATCCGCCATCTCTTCCGAGATTTCGTTGCTCTTGCCCATCTGGATGATGCGCCGGTACGGCTTGGTCAGCACTTCGTAGCGTTGCGTGAAGGCGGTGTTGCCACCGCCCGCACGGCGCACGAAGATCTTGATCATGACGTCACGGCTGTTCTTTCCGAACAATACGGGAACGCCATTCAACTCGAGGTCCTTGTTCGACTTGAACGAGTTGAAAAGGTTGATGCCGGAGGTCTTGTTGTCACTCATGGTAGTTCGCTCCTATCTGTTTTGTGATTGTTGGGTGGAAGTGATCAGGCCTCGGCCTTGTTGGGCAGGTACGAGAAGACCTGGAAGAGCAGCGTGTGGCCGAACTTGCTGACGGCTGCGGTGCTGTCCAGCGGCAGTGTGATGGCCTGATCGGCGGTGACGGCAAGTCGGCCATTGCCCAGCGCCAGCAGCGGCACATCGAACACGATGCCGGCGTTGGCCTTTGCCATGCACACGTCCAGCGTGATGTCGGCGTTGTTGCGCACGGCCTGTACGCCTGCCATGTCTGCGAAGTACGCGGTGATCGCACCGCCGACCTCGAACATGCCCGCGCTGGTATCGAATGCGCCCAGTACGCCCAACGCCTTGTTCGCCGTCACGTTGTTGTTGATCGTGATGGTCATCTCGGTGCTGTACGCGAAGAGCGGCGTGGGCGCGGAATTGGCGGGATCCACCGAGCTCAGGCGAATGCGGCTGAAGTCGCTGGTGGTGTTGTACGCATCCGCTTCCACGATGCTCGGACGCGTGCCGTCCTTCAGGCCGTCGGTGCCGGTGCGCTGCTCGTTGTCGCAGGCGGTGAACGTAAGATCGTAATCGATCTTCGCAGCTTGCTTCATGTTCAGCGTGAACTGGTTCGCTACCGCGCCGGTCAGCAGTTCGCTCATCGGACCGTTGTCGTCGTTGCCGAGCGTACGCTCGATCTGGTACGTGCGGCGCTTGATGAGCGTGGGGTCATCCTCGTTCTTGAGGACGTCGCCCATGAACATCTGCACCGACTTGCCAGTGCCGGCTTCCGTGACCGGAGTCCAGTCCGTCTTGTCGAACTCGATGTAGTTCTGGGCGATGGCGTTGATGCGCCCCCATCCCGAGTTGTTGGCGAACGAGTTGGCCGAAGCGTCGCCACCGAGATACACGAACTCACCGGGGATCAGACCGAGCAGCGTGCAGTCCTGGGTCGTGGTGGTCAGGCGCGGATAGCTGCCTGCCGTGTAGCTGATGGCAGCATCCTCAGCGGTGAACTGGAAACCGACCACGCGCACCGCAGCAGCGGCAGGCGGAGTAGCTTCGTCAGCCAGCGCTTCGTTCACGACGAGCTCACCGCTGCCATTGCTGACTACGGTCTTCACGCCGTTGTTCGTGCCAACGCCGAAGCCGCTGGCGAGGATCATCTGGCCGGCGATGAAGCCGGTCGCTGCGGTGGTGTATTCCTTGTCCGCAGCGACGACGCCAGTGATGGCAATCGCAGCGGCGTTCATGGGTGCGGTGTTCGCCTTTTCACGGATGTCGGCGAAGATGAAGCCTTGCATCAGACGAGTGAGGTTCGTCTGCGTCAGGTCCTGATTGAATCCGCCGCTGGCTTCCAGGTCGGTGATGACGCCTTTCTTCTGCTGGCGGCTGGGGTTGATGGGCTTGCGCGCCACGGTCGTGAGCTGACCGCCGAAGTCCGAATACGAGTTCGGTTCCAGCGGCCACCACACGACGCCAGTGGTGGGCAGTTGCTTGAGACATTCCTCCTCTGCGAACCGGAGGCCGGTCACATTGGAGTCGATCTTGTTGGACGGGCAAAGTGCCATGATGCTCTCCTTGGTTCGTTAGGCGAAGGTATCGTAAGTGAATGTCGCGGTGAAGTTGACTTGATACCAAGAGCCATCAACACCAATCTCTTTTAAAATCGCGCCGCGAAACCATACTCCATGTTCAGTTTGCAGCTTTTGAATCGTTGTCTTGAGCGCGTCGGCAATCGTGACGGCCTGCTGACGTCCTTGCTTGTTGAGTGGAACGAAAATCTGGGTGAAGAGTGTGCCGGTGGCGTTCCATCGGCGAGTTGCGTCCGCGCCGGCAAGCGATGCCTGCGTGCCGGTCGCATGACGGATCATGGTGTACGTCCACGCAGACTGATTATCCGGCGGAGTGTGGTCGTCTAGACCGTCGTACTTGCGCACCACGTCCGGGAACTGTCCCGTCAGCACGGCGGCGACTGCGCCGTACATATCGTCGATCGCCTGCTGCGTGGTCGCGGTCATTGGCGCACCTGTAGCGTATACATGATCATCTGCTGGCCGTCGACGCCGAGCGGATCGATTCCGACGACCGTCCAGTTTTCAGTGACTCCGTTCTTCATCCGAGTGATGCGGCCCTGCAAGTTCGGTTCCAGCGTCAATCCTTTCGCTGCCACCAGAACCTTCAGATCGCCTTGCTGAATCGTGAACGGCGCTTTCTCACTTTGACCGTATTTGGTTCGCGACGGAAAGTTGAGCCAGCACGCGATCACATCCTGCGACTGTTCCGTATCGTTGCTCTGCGCATTCCATTCCGCAGAAGGATCAGTAACCGTGGTCGTCACATAGAGCTTCGCCTGACCGCCATACTTGGTGATCAGGCGCGATGCAGTTTCGATTTGACGGCTGTAATCCATGACACTAGACTCGTACAGTGGACAAAAGTGCCCCACTGCTACTATACAACGGCTGCAATAGAGATTCAACCTTTGGGTAGCTGGCGCTAAACCCGGTCGTATTCATCTCCGCAGGCGTCATGTACTGCGTCTCGATCACGTCCACCTTTTCGATCTTGACAGGCGTGCCGGTCGTATTGGCTTGCAGATCGTTCCCCGAAGAAATCTCTACCGCGCATTGGGCAAGCGCGCTGACGAGCTCAACCGGAATTGCGCTGCCGCTGAGGGGGATGTCGTCGATATAGACGTCGTATCGCGGCCACTGCAACGCCTGCGCTGCGTGCGTGTTGACGTCCGGCGGCAGTGGGATGGGGAACCAGTCGTCATCGTGAAAGCCGACGACGCCGGTGTACGTCTTGGAACCTTGGAATCGCGCACGTTGAGCTTCGATGTAGCTCATGCCTTGCAGGATCAACGCTTCCACCGCACTGTCATCCGATGGAAGCGTCGTCCCGCGTGCGCTGGCGTAGGCTTGAGCATCCGCGACGCTGATGTAGCTGTTCGCGTTCGCGACGCCGGTGCCATCTTCTACGATCAGCGTCATGACAGATTACTCCTGTTCCTGCGCGAGTGCGCGAGCTTCGGCCTTGGTGATCGGCTCGTCGTTCAGCTTATCGCCGTCTTCGTTGTAGACGTCCCACTTGCCACGGCCAATTTCGTGCAGGTAGCAATCGCCCACCTGCTCGCCGGCAGTGTGGTCGAACTCTTCGTTCTCGTCTTCACCGTAGCGCGGGAAGTTCTCGTAGATCTTCGGCACGGCACCAGCAACGAAATCACACTCTTCGGGATTGCCTTCCACGAGATGCGCGTTGCGGAAGCGTGCGTTCATGCTGTCGCCTTCTTCCTGCTCTTCGGGGCTGGGCACCGAGCCGTTGATGAAGTACAGCACAATCAGTTTCTTCTTCATAACTCACTCCTCAAAAGGACTGGGGCGCGGACCTCCGAACACGCCCCAGCCAAACTCAGGTTTAGACGTTCGGCCGTCTAGACGTCCGCAATCAGTTGGAGATCAGCATCACACCGGCGAGATCCTTCTCGTAGGTGCTGTACTTGTCCCAGTTGGACGCGGTGCCGAGTGCGGCGTTGGTGGGCGACTTGCCGCCGTTGGTCTTGTCCCACGAGAAGCCCTTGACCGCCGCGTTGTAGCTCCATTCGGCCTGGAACGTGGAGCTGATGTTCTCGTTGCCGTTGCGGGTGTCGATGTTCTGCGTGTAGTCGCCGTTCTGGTCCACCAGCAGCGCGCCCGGCACGAGGCCCAGCGTCTTGTAGACGGTGACCGGCGTTTCGTCGGTAGACTGGGCAGTCAGCGACGGCGAGTCGGTCATGATCAGCGGGCGACCGAAGCCGTCCTGCGCGACGGCGATGTTGCCGAACACGAACAGGCGGGACGAGTTGGCGATGGCCTGTCCGTAGATGTCGAACAGTGGCTTGGAGTGCAGTACCCATGCAGCGATCGCCTGCGAGCGGTCACCGAACTTGCTGACGGCGGTGTTCAGGTTGGCGAGCGACGCCGTGCTGGTGGCCGTGGCCGGGCTGGCGTGTACGTCGGTGACGAGATCGGTCACTCCGCTCAGCGCAGCAGCCACCGCCATGACGCCCGTGTTCAGCATATCGGCCATCGTGTCGACGGCGAGCTGCTGACCCATCGCGGCACCCGCTTCTTCCGGATTGAGCTGGATCCACTTGAACTGGCCCGGCGACAGGTCGATGGGGTTGGTGCCGGCTGCGACCTTGACGCTGGTGTCCACCAGATGCTTCATCGCCTGCGCGGTGAGCGTGCCGGTGCCGTAGGCGTTGCGACGACGGACGAGATTGGTGATCTTCGCCCACATCGCAGTCTCGCTATAGTCGCCGGTATGGTTGGCGCTACGCAGGACCAGCGCGTTGCGCGTGGCGGCGTTGAACAACTCGATCTGCTGATCGAGGATTTCCGTCATGGTGGAGTAGGTCCACTCATTGAAGACGGCGAGATCGGAAAGTGCCATGATGTTTCTCCTTCGGTGATTGGATCAGAGGGAATTACTGACCCGCCTGCTGTTTGCGGAACGCAACGATTTCGGCGGGGGATGCCTTCGACATGTCGAATTTCGACGGGTCGATCGGCTTCTTGTTGCCAGCTCCACTGGAGCCATCGCTGCGTCCGCTGGCGTTGCCACCGGAGGCATGACTACCGCGCAGGATAGGGGCAAAGGCTTTGTTTGACAACACCTCCTTTTCTAGGTCGTCGAGCGACAGTGCGCTCGGCTTGCCGTCCTTGTCCAGGACGACCGTGCTGGGCGTGCCGTCGGTGCCGTACTCCAGCTTGATGCGACCGCGAATGTGCGGCAGCAAGACCTCGGAAAACTCGGGCTTTGCCGCGAGCTTGTTGGCGAGCCCAGTCGCCACGTTGTCCACCATGAGCGACTGTACCGTGCCGCCCAGCGCGTTGATACGATCATCACGCTCCTTGATGTCCTTGTCGTACTTGGTCTGATACGACTTCTTGAGAGCTTCGACGTCGCCCTTGGGGATCGCACCTTCGCGCAGACCGTTGATCTCGGTTTCGAGTTCTTCGCTGCGAGTCTTGTAGGTGCCGAGATCCTTGCGCGCGGCGGTCAGCTCGTCCTTGGTGCGCTTGTGCGCGTTGGCGAGCGGCTGCGTGGACGGATGCGTGTCGACGCCTTCCAGATCCAGGTAGAACTTGCCGTCGTCTGCCTTTTTGTATTCGCCCTGGAAAGCCTTGTCGACGCCATCCAGCGAATCCAGCACTGCCTTCATCACCATTTTCGTTCTCCTCAATGCGCCATTGGCGCGTTCATGTTTAGACGTCTAAGTGCAAAGATTCTTATACGTTTAGACGTCTAGATTCCCGCTAGCTTGAATGCTTGCGGTGCCTTCTTTCGCATCTGATCCAAGGTCAGAGGCTGGAAGTTGCTGTTCAACTGCAACTTCGCGAATTGATCTGCGCTCATGCCGCCATCTCGTAGCAGCTTACCGCGTTCAACACCGATAGCATCGTCTTGGAACGACGCCGGCTGAGTTTTCAGCCATTCGTAATACGTCATCGATGCCGGTACTTGCGCTCCACCTTTGTCGCCCTTGCTGGCGCGAGTCGTATGCGCGAAGACATCGACATCCTTGATGTGCGCAACCGTGACCGAGCGACAACCGATGTGAATGGGCGGGACTGGGCCTTTGCCGAGTTTGAAGAATTGACCGTCCAGCGAACGACAGATTTGAGTCGTGCGGTTGTCAAGCACACTGATCCACACATAACCGTCGATGATGTCGTCATTCTCTTCCCAGACGGCTTGACGTGCTTGGGCGGACGCGTGCTGAACAGCAGTCCTGACCATAGCCTGCGTCTGACGACGAGACTGCCCATTGATGACGCCGTCTTGATACCCATTCGCTTTCGTACCTCGCAGTTGAGTGGCGATTTGTCCCGTGGTCTTGCCCTGCGCGTAGCCGGTGCGCACGACGGACTCAACCTTACTGATAACCGACTTGCTCCATGTGTCGGTGAAGTCGCTCAGCAGTTGTCCGGTAGCTTGGATCGGGTTGGTTTGCGCGTACTTCCACGCATTCGCAGCAGACGTCTGTTTGATGCGCGCAGCTACGGACTTGACGAGACCCGTGGTGAGCGATTCAGCTTCGAACTCGGCTGCATAGGCGTTGATTGCCTTCAAATCCTTTTGCAGCTTGGCAAGGAACGTGTCGTTGTTCTGCTGCGTCGCCTTTTGCAGCTTGACGATTAGCTGATCAAGCTGTTTCTGCGTCAGGTCGCTGAGCGCGCCGCTGCCTTGGTCGTTGAGAATACGACGCAAGGCACGGTCAAGCTCAACTAGCGATTTGTCGTACGCATCCGTCTCACCTCGTTTGACACGTTCCAGATAAACCTGATACTGGACAGCGACGTCATGGAGATATTGGTTCGGCGTAACCTGCGCGGCCATGACTTACGCTCCGTCGCCCGGCTGGTTCTGCGGATCGTTGGGGTTGCTGCCAGGATTGACGCCAGCTTCGGCAATCTGATCGAGTGCCAACGCCGCGCGCTGCTGTTCATCAGCTTCGATTTCAGCCTTGGCTTGCTCGTCGTCCTCGGTAGCGATGCCGCCCATGCGCAACTGAGCACGCATTTCGTTGAACGTGATTGCGCCACCTTGCCAATTCGCGATGAGTTGCTGCTGCTCCTGCGGCGAGAGCTTGGTGATGGCGAACGTCGTACTGAGCTGCAAGTACACTTCGTTCGGATCGTATGCTTCGCCGTGCATGAACAGGCCGCACCACGAAAGCGCCAGCGTGAACGCATCGTTGACGTTCTGCGCGCACTTGGCAAGGATAGACGTTTGCGTGTTCTTGTCCATCTTCGCTTCGCCGAGCGTGCGGCTCACGTTCTGCGGCTGAATGAGCTGCGCGCCTAGCGCGACGAGCTGCTGCTCCTTCTGGTCCATGGCTTCCTTGACCATGCCGTTCGCCGTCACCTGCGCCAACGTGAACGTCGCGCCCTTGGGCAGCGGCACGATGCCACGGCTGCCGAGTTCCATCTTCCCGTTCAACACTTCGTCGACCCACGTCTTGTCCAGGCCGGTTGCCACGGGCGTCGGCTGACCCACCATGTAGACGCTGTCTTCGTAGTCGGCGGAGTTGCGATAGTGCTTGATGTTCAGTGACGCGATACCATAGAGCGGCGGCTGATCAGGCGATGGATCGTTGTTCATGCTGCCCACGAACGTGAATGGGATGAACTCCAGCGGATTGCCGTTGGCGTCCGTCGGCGAATAGATTTCACGCACGACGTAGTCATTACCGTCTTCTTCCCACAGCTCCACCTGATACTTCCACTCGGTAGTTTCGTCACAACGGCATACGCGCCACTGATAGCCTTCTTTGACTTCGAAGCCATCGTCGCTGATGACGTAGCACTCAGCGAACACGACCAGTGTCAGCAGCGTCTTCGCACCCTTGTTGATCACGCGCCAGTTGATGATATCAAACGGCGTGTACATGGCGAGGATCGGACGCGCGAAGCCAAGCTGCACGTCCTGACGCGTGACGGTTTCCATGTCGGGATAATCGACGAGGATTCCATAGCGTCCGTACGACAACACTTGCGCAAGGCACATTTGCGCAGCTTGGCGCAGCTTGATGCCGCTGCCAGTTGCGTCTTCCTTGATAAAGTCGAAGTCATCAGGCACTTCGATGATCGGGTCAACGTCGAACACTTGGCCGAGCAAACCTTCGCACGTCATTTCGGTGACTGGATAGAACGACGCGCGCTGGAGATACTGCGCATATCGTTCTTTGTTCTTCTTGCTTTTGTCTGTCGGGTTCGGCATGGGCAGATAAAGCTCACGTCGTTCCTTGATGCGGTGTTCGCCTTGCAGGCAGTCGCGAACGAGATCCCACTTCCGCTTCATCAGCGTGACCTCGGGGCGGATGTAAGCTACGTTCGCCATCGTCTTGTCCTCAGGTTGGCATTGAAACTTCGAATTCAGCAGCGATCGCGATCTTGCTCTTCAAGCAACGATAGCGAATGCCGTCGTACGGATGATCTTCGGCCGTGGTGTCGACGTCGTCCATGTCGTCTTCATCACGTGGCAGCGTGGGCAGCGTGCCGATCGCTGCCTTGCAGTGGCGCATGAAGTAAATGCCAGGACCGTCACCAGTCATGGCGTTTTCCAGTCGCTCGCGCAGCAGCACGAGCCCGTTCTTGCGCGATCCTTTGGACTTGTCGCTGCGTTCCCAGTCCAAACCTTCTTCAAGCATCTTGCTTGCAATGGACTGCGGATCGTCGTTGTCGTCCGTCTCACGCACATCGAAAATCTGGTTGTCAGCAGGGCCGGGATTGATGCGGTTGCGACACCACTTGTCACTCCGCATTTCGTCCTCGTCCTCAAGGATCAAGCGCGCAACGGTCTTCGGCGACTGGCGCAGACCTTGGTTCGTGCGTAGCTTGCGCGTGCCGTAGCGTTCATTGAACAGGATGAGCGATCCTTTCGCAGGACAGAACTTGCGGCCATCAGGTAGCTTGACTTCTTCACCGTCAGCGACTGCCCACCAGCCGCACCAGTACGGATGCGTAGAACCCCAGTCAAACGAGCGATCGCACTTCCAACCGCGCGGAATGGGGAAGCGATCGATCACGTGGATGGCTTCCTTCCACACGTCGTCAAACGCACCGCCAGCAGTGATGTCCCAGTCGCCATACAACCACGCACGACGACGATTTTCTTCCTTGATTGACTCAAGGTCTGCGATGTATTCCGGCGGCAGATAGATGTTCTCTTTATAGCTGCCGAAGATGCGGCACTGCGTCTTGACAATGTCTTCGCGCTGCTGCGTGCGCGGGTTGAAGATGTTGGTCGTACGCCTCACTACTTCGCCCGGCGCTGCGACATCAATGATGTCTTCCTTCACCCAACCATGACCGGGACCATAAGGATTCATCGTGCCGGTGACTTCAAGCGGAATTTCCGGCAGCAGATAGATACCTTCTTCGTCGCTGACTTCCTCAACGAGCGTGCAGCCAAAGCCCAAGCCTTGAGCATGTGACATGCGTTGCGGATAGTCCTCAGGGCGGAACGAGCTGCGGTTCGTGCTGAGCATCAAGTCAAACAACTCGCGCGTCGGGAACTTGCACAGCTCGTTCCAGTTGATAGAAGGATATTCATGACCGTGATACAGCCAATAGTCTTTCGGCTTCTTTATGTGACGAAACAACAACTGTTCACCAGTAGGCCAAGTCCAACCAAACGCAGCACCTTGGCCGGCAAACCGCGCACCGTCGTCAAACTGGCTGAACCATCGTTGCGACTTGCTGACAATGTCGTCAAGGTTCTTGTATTCGCGATCAAAGATCACGCCGCGCCAGAAGCGTCCGTAGCCAAGACCTACGCGTGAACGAAAACGCATGAGCTGCCAATCGGTCTTTCCAGGACCGCGCGTGCCTTCGTAGAAAATATGGTTGGCTGGGCACGCCATCGCCAAAGCCTGCGATCCTGCAAGCGGTGACCACACGATGCGCGGTTCGTCGCTCATTCAAACGCTCCGTCTGCTGAATGGACGTCCATTTGAAGATGGGCGAACACCCCCATTAGCTCAGTGCGAGTCAGCGTGCGTCCGTAATACCGAAAGCGCGGTTTGTGGCCGGCTTCATACACGATCACGAGTGAACTGACTGCGCCTTCACAATCGGCAAGCATCTTGTCCAGGCCGACGTGTGCATCACGAGGATCATTTGCGACGTCAAGCGTCACCACTTCGGCGAGTTGCTTAGTCACGCACCTTCTCCTTCAGCTTGGCTTGCTGTTCACGTGCTGCGGCTTCCCAGTCGCTCAGCGCAGGCACGCCCGGCACGACCATGACGCCACTGCCGCGCTTCTTGCGCTTTTCGTTCTCGGCTTGCTCAGCGTCCTTGCGACCTTGTTCTTTGACATCCTTCAGCACCATATGGGCGGACATCAGCGCTTGCACACGCACGCCATCCAGGAACGCAGTACGTGACTCGCGCATCAAACCGGCGAGGATGCGTTGCGGCGTGGCAATCTGCTCGGGCAACATCGCATCCACGCCAGTCTGTATCGCCTTCAACACTTCGGCGTCTTGCATGAACAGCTTGGCTTTCGCCTTGGCTTGCAGACGCGGCACTCCGCACCGAATGGCAGCAGCCAACGGATCAAAGTCAACGAGAAACTCCGCCACAAAGGCGGAGCGCTCGTCAATTTCCGGTTTTGGTGGTTTGCGTGCCATCGTCATTGAACCATTGGATGAGTCGGTGCATCTTGGCTGCACATTGCTTGAACGCCGTTCGCCAGTCGATGCCCCAGTTGATCAAGTCGTTGTTCGTGGCATCGTCGCCGAACATGACATTCTTCGGCGCGTCGCACTCAGTGCGAAGTGGCTGCGGCGGGCTGAGTTTGACGACTTCCGTTTGCACCGGCTGCAGAACTGGCGCTGGCGGGTTGGTCTTGACCGTTGAGCACGCTGCGCACAGAAGCAGGCAGAGGACCAGAAAGATATGACTTGACTTCATCGGATTTGCGCTCCAGGTCGCGGATCTTGGCTTTGGTGCTGGCTGACTCAGTTGTCAAGTCTTTGTAATCATCAATCAATCCTTGGACAATTGCGCCGTCGTTCTGACGTTGCTGTACCAAGTCAGCTATCGCTGCGTCTTGCTTGTTGTTGTAGTTCTGCAACGACGTCACATCGCTGCGCAGACTGTTGCTCGTAGTCTGCAGATTGACGACCGTGTCGTTCAGTCCTTTGTTCTGGTGATAGAACCAGATTGCCGCGCAGCCGAGTGCGATGGCAACGCCGATGCTGATATAACCAAGTACGAGGCTCAGTTTGCTGGTGAGCCAAGTCCATGCAGTTGCGA